CGGCGCGTAAATGCCCCAGACCACACCAGAGTTATTGCACTGCTGGCGATCAAGGTCAGAGGGGATAGGCCGTGCGCCATCGCCCGGGTGGGAGTGAATGACGCGGACAATCATCCCGGCGTCCTCGGCGTTCGCCCAGTGTTCGCCGTCAATTCGGAAATGCTCTGTTGGATTTTCGTGGCTGTTCGGCACCGGGATATAGCGCTGGCGCCGTCCTGACTGAATGACGAAGCCGCAGCACTCGCGTGGGGATTCCTCCAGCGCATGCGCCCGGATCGCCGTCATAATGGTTTTGTTCATGGATATATCCGGTTATCGGGTGAAGAGAACTGTCGCCGGGTAGCCGCCGAAATCAAGAACGGCAGTGTTCGGTTCTGCCAGCCCTGCGCCGAAACGCTTGCGGCAGTCACTGAGGCAACCCCCGCATACATCAAACGCCGGGTCCGCTACCGCATTACCCTTCGCATCGAAATATGCCGTGCCGTTGTAGGTGCAGCCGTCACCGCTGCGATATTGTCCGCGTAGAGCCCATTCGCAGAGCGAGGTGATCTGCCGGGTTGGTATGACCAGGTTCTGCAGGTCTGCCGGGCTACTGAGCGACCAGGACACCACCTCGTCATCTTCAGAGGTTTTGGTATCCAGCCAGAAGGTCTGCAGGGAGAACATCGTCGGGTCTGCTGTCGGATTAACACCGCCCGGGAAGTTCACCGCATCGAGGTAAACCGCGTAGGTGTCGATGATGCTTACCTTTGCATTCACCATGTCTTTAAACTGGAGACACAGCGCAGTGATATGGCCGTCGAGGTTAGACACGCTGAGCTTTGGCTCGGCGGCCTGATCCGTTGAAAGCGCCAGGTCGGTGACCTGGAAAGGCCAGAACTCGTAGGCGTTGCCATCCCAGATGATAGGCTTCGGCCCCAGTCTGGCCTCGTCGCCGTTCGCCGCGTCAATCTCGGCAGGCGTATGGGGAAACGGGCTGTAGTGAAAGCGGTGGATCCCGCCGCTGAACTCTGAGGCATCCACTTCGACCAGGCGGACCCTGCCACCTGGTGCCAGCTTCGCGGCCTGATCAACAAGTGCCATTATGCGTATACCCCGTAGGCCCGTTTAATAGTGAACGTCAGCTCAGCGAATTTGCTGTTGATCTGGTTTTTGCGAACAGAGTCGGCGACAACGCGATAAAGCCCCTTAATCTCACCCGGCGGCGTAATGATGAAGGCCTTCACGGTATGAGCCAGGAGGAAATCGCGCACGGCGTTTACTTCGGCCTCGCGCCCGGTGTAAATCATCGGAACTTGGATCGCCGTCGAATTAATACCGTTGTCGGCCACCTGTTCGTATCCGTCACCGAACTGCGCGGCCCTGACGGTCTGCGCGTATTCAATCGGCCCAGCGCCGAGCTGTGCGGACCAGTTATAGGTATCTACTGCCATATTTCACCCATAAAAAACCCGCCTGAGCGGGTTGGTTATGATTCGGTCTGTTACCTGCCTTTCACAAAGTTGTAGATAACGCCGCCATTTTTGATCTGCTTCTGGATCACCTGCAAGGCTGCATTCTGAATCTCAGCCCCCAGCGCCCTGCCTACGAAGTCACCCGAGCCGCCTGATTGCACGGTGCTGCCCCCTTTGGCGTCAACGTTTACCGTTGTGTTGACCACTATCCCGCCGCCACTTGCTGCGCCGCTGTTCATGCCAGCCATAGGAGCGCGGCCCACATAGCCGCCGTCAGCGTAGCCCTGAGCGCCTTTCATCATGGCGTAAAGGTTATTAACGCCGATTGCTCTGGTGGCCTCTTTGGTGAAGACAAACTCGTCTTTATGAACGATGCCTGCAGGCTCATATTTGCCACCGGGGCCGGTATAGCCACCAGTGTCATAGAGGCTGACGCCGGAATTTGCGGCACTGGCGTAGGCGCCTGATGGCGTGCTTCCGCCGCTGCTGCTGACACTCCCGGTTACCCACCCCAGCGCGGACTGCACGGCGTAGGCCACCAGCAGCCGGTTAATGACGTCAGCGATCATCTTCATCATCGATGCGGCAAATGTCTTGAAGCTGGCCGTGCCGGTGGTGACCAGGCTCGTCATCATGTCAGAGATGCCGCCCATGGCTGACTGCGCCACGCTCTGCATAGAGGCGTAGACATTTGTGGCAGAGTCCAGGTACTCAGCCCAACCCTTCTTAAAGCCAGCCCGCCAGTCACCGCGAAGCTTATCCTCGGCATCATAGTAGTCCTGAGCTGCTTTAAGCTCCTTCTGGTAGCCCTCATCATCAAGGCTGCCACCGGCATTAATCCAGCCGCTACGCAGCTGAGAGAGCGCTGTCTCGCGGCTGGCCAGCCTGTCGCTCATCGTTGCGCCTGGCTCAAGCCCGGCCTGCTTTTCTACCATCTGCGTGACATACTTGCTGGCCGTGTCCATGCGCTTGTTCAGTTGCTCCTGGGCGGTGATCTGGTCACCCAGTAGCGCCTTCTGGCGCGCCAGCGCCAGCACCTGGTCTTTGCTGGCCAGCAGGGATTGTTCCTGCCTGGAGAGCTTGCGCTTACCGGCGGCTTCCTCCAGTACGGCAAACTGCGCCTCGGTTTTCCATAAATCCTTACGCTGCTGACTAATAACGTCATTAATGCCCTGGTGCTCTTTCAGAACCCTGAGTTGCGCCTGAAGGGCCAGCAGCTCAGCCTGCGCCTTGTCTTCCGCGCTGTCACCGGCTGAAGTCGTGGTCTGCCTGTTCTTCTTCTGTCGGTCTTTCAGTATTTGCTGCGCTCGGTCAGTAACCTTGCTTTGCTGGTTCGGGCCGCTGTCTACCGTTGTGCTCCTGTCACGGTTTACGTAGCCCATTTCACCTTTACGTACTCGCGCATCGCGTGCAGTGTAGGATTTCTCAAGCTCAGCAATGTCTTTTTTGGTCTGGGCAATAAATGCTTTATTGTCCGAAGCCATATCACCAAACACGGACTTCATGCCGGGGATGTTTTTAGTTTTCTCATAAGCGGAGTTGGCAAACTCAGCAATGAGGACATCACCCTGCTTCAGTAAAATCTGGACCTGCTCAATTGTTCCTGCAACGACATCGATGATCAGATTAAGGGCACCGATAGTATGATCTCCCACCCACTTCCAGGCGTCAGCAGACCATTTTTTTATGCTATCCCACATCTGTTCCAGAGGCGTGCTTGCATCATCAATTTGCTGCATACGCTTTTGCATGGTATCTGCAAAAATACGCATGCCTTCGCTGACAGCCTCTTGTTTTTTATTTGAGTCCTCCAGCCCGGCAATATAATTTAATTGTGAAACCGACAAAAAATTATACTGGGAGTTCAGTTCAGCCAGCGCCTTCACCGGCGACTTCATTATTTCGGCAAATGAGGCTTCAATTTTTTCGGCCCCACTACCCATTACCTGCGTCCATTGCTGGGAGGTTTGCGCCACGAGCTGCAGCTGCGCGGTAGTAAATTTCCCTGACTGGGCCAGACGAGCCAGTGTCCCTGAAACGGAGTTGATGCTAGCAGTAGTGCTTTCGCCTATTTGCTCAGCCATTTTCCATAGCTGACCTGTAGACGTCGCAGACGCTCCTCCAGTTAATACAATCGACCGATAGAGTTCGCGGTTAGCCTGCTCAGCCTGCCAGGCGGCAACAGCCATGCCGCCAAGAATTGCCGTAAAGCCACCCACGGCCAGCCTGGTTGGTGTCAAAAAGCGCAACAGGCCGCTGGCGTGCTCGGCATTCTCTGCCAGTGCGTTGGCATTTTCTGAAAGAGATTCTGAAGAATCATCAGACGCGTCCTTAATCCCCAGTAACTCTTCCTTAATGACCTGAAACAGTCCGCCGATACCGCCGAATGAGTCACTGATTTGCCCGCCCTGCTGGATCAGCACCATCCATAACGGCATGCCACCAGCAATGGAAGTGGCAATATCAGTAAACTGTGCGGGTAGCATCCTCAGGGCCTGCTGATACTGCCCGGCGCTGAGGGTGCCTTTGCTGAACACCCTTTCCTGCTCACCCAGTTTTGCAATGAACGGGGCGGCCTGCACCGATACACCGAGCTGTGCGGCTTTCATCTCCAGCAGCTCGATCCGCGTCTTGCCCACAGCGTTCGCCTGGTCCTTAAGCGAAGAGATGAACGATTCGCGGATATTCTGGTTGCGCCGGAGTTCCGCCGCCTCGGCCCTTTCCGCTGCCTCCATTTCAGCAATAGCCTGCTTAACCATCCGGGACTGGCTGGCGGCAATCTGACGCTGGGCAGCTTCCTGCTGAACAGCGCGATCCTGTTCGCGCAATCTTGCAATAACCGGGGCAGCCTCTTCGGCGATCCCCATTTGCGCTGCCCGGTACTCGGCCAGGTCCGCTTTGCTGGCGCGGAATGTCGCCGCCTGGTCCGTGATGGACCTGAGGAAGTTTTCCTGCGCGGCGGTGGCGCGCTGCGTCTCCTGAGCCTGCTTTAATCTTTCCTGCCCTTCGGCGGTCTCTGCCTCCATGACCTGAAAAAGTTTGTTGCGGGTGGTTTCCAGCACGGAGTTAAAGCGGCTGTAATCTTCATCGCCCAGCATGTCCTTTGCGCGAAAGCCCGCCAGCGACGCCTGCAGCGTCTCCAGTTCGTTCATTGCGCGGTTAACAGGGCTGATTTTGTTGAGCAGGTTCTGCAGCTCCTGCTGCTGCTCTTTCAGGCTCTGGGTATTCTTTTTCTGATCGGATGCCCCGGCGCGAAATACCGAGTTCAGATCATCGGCCTTGTTTGCCGCGCCGCCGGCCGTCTGCTGGAAATCGTCCAGCGCCTTATTCCCGCGCTCCAGCTCGGCGGTATTCACCCGAAGCGAAATCGTTGCAATATCAGACATTACGCCCCCTGGTGGATAATCTTCAGCGCCGCGCTTTCCATTACGCGGATATCCGTTAACGCGGTTGCCTCATCCTCCACGCCGTTCAGCTTCATCAGCCAGGGCAGCACGTTATAATCCAGCCCGGTGATGCCGCCCATGCCCGTGCGCCACTGCGTGCCCATCGACTGGAAAACAGCGAACGCGGGCCAGACGTCGGGCCATACCTCAACAGTCTGCTCTTCTTCGGTGTAGTCATCAGCACTCAGGCCAAACGCGGCGAGGTCTTCAGTGGAGGGTTCAGGCGTATAAAACGCCGAGGCAACCGCTATCAGTTTTTTTCACGGTTACCTGTCAGTTCGCGGTAATACGTGCCGACGATCGCTTTCATCGCGCCCGGGTAGTTATCCAGCAGCACTTCAAGATTTTCCTGGCTGAACGTGTCCGGCAGTGCCCAGCCTTCGATGATCTCCACAAGAAAATCGACGGCGGTTTTACCCTCCATCGTCTCAAGCGCGGCCAGCTCCTTGAGCGGCTTATGGCGGAAATTAAAGGTAATTACCCCGTCATCGTCACCGGCACGCGGGATCTTAACGTCGGCTTTAAATGTGGGTTTGGGTTGTAGCAGAAATTTTGTGGCCATGTATTCCTCGGCAGAAAGAAAGGCCCGCTGACGGGCCTATTAACGGGCTGGGTTACGCTGCCGCCTGCGGGGCGGCGTCTTTGTAAAACGTCATGTCACGCGACTGAATGGCAAAAGCTGGCTGCACCGTTTCTACGTTGTTTACAGAAGTTGTCGGCATAGGATCGAACGATGCCTTTGCCGACCAGTAGCGCATTTCCTTTGCTTTCGGCACGTACATGCGCAGCGGCAGCGTATCGCCAGAACGATCGGCAGCTGACAGCACGCTGTAAATCGGCAAAGTAGAGTCATGTGCCATCGTGATGTTTTGCGACTTAGCCGCTTTGTAGGTCGCCAGGTTGCGCTGGCGATCATCGGCGAGGAACTGGATCTGCGTGTACTGCTGGTCGCCGCCGGACTGTGCAACCTCGGTGATTTGCGGGATTTCAGTCCACTCCGCCACCTTGCTGAGTGAACCAGCACCCGAGCCAGCCGGGAAGAAGTTGGTATCAGTGCTGTTAATCACCCCGATCGTTACGCTGGTAGTCGTCTGCGCCGTTACGCGGACCACCAGGCTGTCAATCAGTGCCCAGCCACTGGAAACCAGCACCACATCGCCCACAGCGAGGCCGTGGCCGTTTGCAACGGTAAAGACAGCGCCTGCGGCATTGCTCACGCCCGTCACCGCCACAGGCGTGGCGAGTTTCGAACCGACGAACACCGTGGCACCATTGGGTAATGCGAAGCCCATAGGGATTCTCCGTAATGTGGATATAAAAAAACCGGCATAAGCCGGCGGGGATATTTCAGGCTGAAATGTCAGCCCGGTAGTTGATGCTGACAGGGATGGAGTAGGACACGCCGTCCGGTATGCCGGGGTAGATGGCAGGCGGTGATGTCACCCAAGCAGCAAAGCCGTCGCCGGGGATCGCCTGGTTCACTGGGAACAACCCGACGACGCGGCGGGCTAGCTCTCTGGCCTGTGATTTGCCGCCGCCAGCAGGCGCGACGACGGTGACCTGATACACGCCGGTGTAAACGCGACAGCCACCAGCCAAGTCGATGCTGTAGGGCTGTGCGGGCATATCATGGGAGATCAGATACAGCTCGTCGGCTGGTGGGTCAAACTGAATGTTATCCCACGCTACCGGCACGCCCTCGCCGTCCGCCCATATACCCAGCATGGCCTCAAGCGCCGTTGTGATGTCCGGTATCATTTTTAACCTCGCTGACGGCCTCGCTGAAGTACCGCTGGAACTCGGCGGCGGTGATGCGCACCATGCCGCCGGGAGCCTGGCTGGAATGCCCCATCTCCAGACGGTATGCGTACGGGACGTTATTGCAGAAGTAGACCGCCGTGGTACCAACTTTGAACTGTTCGAGCATCAGGTTGCCGGCGGCAATCGTCTCATGCCCGGCCTTGTCGATACGCCCGGTCTCGCCCGCAGCCCGAAGGTCAAACGACACCTGCCAGTTACCGCGAAAACGCCCGCCTGTATAGCCCGGCGGTGCCTTCAGGTCCATGCTGTCGTTAACCTTGCGTCCCGGTCGCAGCCGTCCTGCTTTAGTCAGGTTGTCAGGGTTCTGCCGCAGCAGGCTATTGTGCTCAGCGACGGCAGCGTTATATGCCGCCGCCGTCTGGTTAACCGCCCACAGCTCGGGATTACCGACGGGCGACATCTGCACCAGTCGCGCCAGGATTTTGATGCCAACCACACGCACCACCTCTTCCTGCCGCTCCTTTGCCTGGCTGACGAACGCATTGATGGACACCATAAATGCCAGGTTATCTGCCATGTTATGCCCTCAGTTGCGCGCGGTAGCACAGCAGCAGTTTGCCCGGCTTAACCGGGTTGGGTTTTTCAATGCGGTACCATTTGCCGTCCACGGCCACCATGTCGCCGGTGCGCAGTTCGGTATCAGCGGTAAAAACAATGCGCGTGTCGCCGTTTATGATGACCGTGCCGTCAATTTCGCCGGGTTTATAATCAGTACGCACGCCGATGGCGGTAAACGTTTTATCCGGTTCGCGGTGCTCAACGCCGCCGATTACCGTCACAGTGCCCTTGCGCTTTACCAGATACTCCGCGCCGTTCTCCGAGAGCAGGCGCGTGCTGGTGGCGCGCATGCGGGTATAGTTAACAGGCATCTTAAGCACGCTCCGCAAAAGTGTTTACTGCATAGCCACGACCACCAGCCAGTTCGCCGAGCAACGCCATCACCGCCGGGTATGACGGTCTGAACACTTCGCCGTCGGCGACGGCATACGTCGTGGTTACAGCTCCCTCCACGCGCTCGGACTTCACAGCCGCTTCACGCACACTGCCCAGCAGATTACCATCCATCGCCTCGACCGCCAACATGCACTGCGCAGTAACAATCTGACGCGGCACCTCACCTGCAGGCAGTTTGTATCCGTCCAGTTCGATGCCCGCGCGCGGCCACGCCAGCGGCTGCTTTGGTTCGCTTCGCCAGCCGGCCCAGTCCAGACCCTCAAGGTAATCCATCGCCCGGATGAGCAATGGTGCGATCTTTTCCGGCAGCGTGATGTCGCGCAGATCCGCAAAGGCTCTCAAATCCCCCTCGCCTGCGTAGCTGTTCATGGCCGGTGAAGTGATATCGGTAATGATCATCATTGCACCCAAAGAAGCGGGGCTTGCGCCCCGTCAGTTAGTCTCCGGCGACGGCAGTGAAAGTGATTTCTTCACTGATTTGTGCCACTCCATCAACCGTACCCGTCACGGTGAACGTTCCGGCGGTATCGGAGGTGAGTTTCACCGTGGCGCCACCGGCAGAGCCGGTCTGCGATCCCTCAGTGCTCAGCGTGCCGCCAGTAGACGACCAGGCGACAGCTGCTCCGGACACGCCCGCGCCATTACGGGTGTATTTCAGGGAAAACGTAACCGCATCGGTACTGTCAGCAGTTGCGGAGGTTTTGTCCGCTGACAGGTTTACTCCCCCGATGCGGATTCCAGCTTGATCAGCACGCCCGCAGTGGACTTGTTGCTGGTGAAATGCTTCTTCCAGTTGCCACCTGTGCCGATAGCGGTCAGGTCCGGGTTTTCGCCTTTCGCTGTGTCCCAGCTGTAACCCAGCAGCTCAACGTTCACCGTACCTTCGGCACGATAGCCAATCGCAAGGTTTTCCTGATCGTTGATGTCGTAGGAGCGGAAACCCGGTGCCTGTGATTCGGTGACGGTCACTGCACCCGACACCAGCCCCAGAATAGCGGCCGCGTCCATGGTATCGGTCACCAGCACCGGTTTCCCCAGGGTGCCCGGCTGGCCGCCGTACACCACCACGCCAGCTTCTTCGTAGATCTTGCTGGCGATCGCTTCGTCCACAATGTCGAAGTAGGTAGCGGAGTGCATGACGAACAGCACCACACGGTTGAACTTGTCACCATACTTGCGCAGGCCGCGCGTGAGGGTTTTCTTGCCGTCGGTTTCAATGTCGGCGGTAACCACCATATCCGCATTGGCACCAATGGCCGCCACCAGTGCTTTCAGGCCGTATTTCACATAGCCTTCGAGAGTTGCATCAGCCACATCGACGCCGATCACTTCCGAGAATTCATCAACCGTGCGGCCACGGCGTTTGAAGGCTTCTTCCGTGGTTTCATACGGGCCATATTTCCACGGCGCCTTCACGGATACCGCTTCGCCCGCGCCGATTTTCTTACCGGAAACCTTATCGACTGAGTTCACATTACGCGATTCAATCGAACCGCCCACTTTGTAGAAGGCGCGCTTGCGGAAGTCGCCTTCAATCAGCTCGTTATCGAGCAGGATCGCGCCGTTAGAAGAGGTGTTGAACACCTCCAGATTATCCTGGCGGCGCTCAAGGAAAGCCGTCTGGGCCAGATCGTCATAGATGACCAGATCGTTATTAACCGTTGTAGCCATTGAGTAAGTCTCTTATTTGGGGAGTTTGAGGAAGGCCTGCTGGCCATGCTTGCGGATGTAGTCCGCTTTTTCACTGGCGCTCATTTCTGAACGTTTCTGGCTACCCCCACCGCCTGGCTTGTGCCCACCTGCGCCGGTGCCTTCAGCGCGCGGGAACAAGTGCGGGGCCGTCTCCTTGAGCGACTCCGCCCATTCAAGCGGGCTGAGTGGGGTTTTGCCGTCCTTACCGAACAGAACGTCACCATTCGCATCAACTGCTACGGCCTCGCCTTCGTCGTTGAGCTGGAATGTGCCTTTGGCACGCAGGATCAGGTCATCGGATGCTTCCGCCAGCGCGCCAGCTTTTGATGCTGCCGCCCGGATGGCATCACCCAGAACGCGATCCCGGAATTTACCGGAGAACGCTTCGGCTTTATCCGCGCGCTCATTGGCTGCTTTGATCTGCTTATCGACATCGGCACGCAGGCGCTCAGTGCGTTTATCCAGCACCTCGTCAATCTTTCCGGCAGCAATCAGCTTTGCTTCTTCGTCGTCGGAAAAACGTTGCAGGATGCCGCGCACGGCATCCGGGTCGATACCGTCAAAGCGAGCCAGGTTGTCTCTCTGCTGTTTAATGGTGCCTAACAGCTCAGAGTTTTTCGTTTTCAGGCCAGTTACCTGAGCGTTAACCTGGTCATCAATCAGCTTCTGAATTTCCGGGGTGATTTCCGTACCGCCACCGCCACCGCTGCCATTGCCGTCGCCTTCAGGTGCGTAATACTTCAGAAGCATATTTCGAATTAACATAGGATCCCCTTGGGATTGTCGTGGGCCTTGCCCAATAAAAAAGGCCGCCCGGAGGCAGCCTTTAGCATAGTGTTTATTACTTTAGGTCTTAAAAGACTCAAAAAACTTCAACCCTTAATTGGATTCAAAAAAGTACTGAGTGATTTAAGTGAATGCAAATCCTAAATAAAATTTTGGATTAAAATGCCGACTTAACTTAAATAATTAAACATTAGTTTTCCACATGATGAAGTTAATCGTCAAACCATTCCCACAATTTGTAAGCACCATACCCAACTAAAGCAATTCCCCCCGCGGCTAAAGCCACTGGTGCCGCAGCAACAGTAGCTGCAGAGGCTCCGGTAACACCTAATAGAGTGCTTGCACCGCCTGAAAAGGCTGCTGTGGTTAATCCAGCCCCGCTCGCAGTTGTCGTCAGACCGGTTAAAGCAGAAACACTAGATGACATCGCTCCTGATGTTAAAGTTCTTGCCGCGACCTGCTTACCCGCTACAGACATTGCCGAACTCACTAAGGTGCTTGCTGACTGAGCTGTTTGATAAGCTTTGTAGGCGCGGTAAGCGTTATAACCTAGTGATCCAATAGAAACAGTATGTGACACTGTTTTCACTTGAGCACTTTCACTTTTACCAGTGACGCACCAAGTCGCGAAATGCTCGCAATTGTTGTGAAAAACATTGTACTTATCCTCACCTAGTCGAGATTTAGCTCTCTTGACGATGTCTACATTAGAGTAAAGACCCGAGGAGGAGAGGTGTTCTATTATCTTTACTGTTTCTTGATTTTGATTGAACTCGTCAAAAGTAGTCTCGCAAATTCGGCCTTTATTTAGCCCATTTGCCAACCCGGAGTAATGGATAACCTTTCCACCACCGATATAAATACCGTGATGAGTATATCCGGTTCGCTTTGATGAAAGATGAGCACCAAGGTTAAACATGAAAATCCCCTTTTCAAGCTAATTGTCATCTAAGAGGTTATACCCGAATTCTCCTACGGTATATAAAAATCAGTGATAAATAATGGACACAATAAATTTTCTACAAATTAGCCTTACCTTATTAATAGGCCATGCTTGCTTCTATCATGCAACTGACTCAATGTGATCCACTCCCCCTTATCTGTGAACATATTTCCTAGTTCCAACTTGCCACTTCGGTACATTCGCCCGCGTTCTGGTCCCAGTATCTGATCCTGTCGCTGCGGCGACTGGCGGGCCAGCCAGTCCAGATAGCTGGTATCCGCCGGAATCTGTCCGTCCATGCTGGCGCGGGTGCCTTCATCCATGTCATCTGCATCTATGCCCAGTTCGCGCCACGATTTGGTGATAAGCGTTTCGGTTGAGCGGCAGCAGAAATGGATGCGGCCCGGTCCCTGAAGGTAGGGCACCTTGTGACCGACGGGCTTGTTATCCAGGGTGTAACGCAGGCGATCACGGATGATGCATGTCGGCGTGGTTTTGTTATCCAGCGTGGAGAGCCACTGTTTGCCCCTCAGAATATCGCTGTTGGCCTCCGCGAAGCTGGCCCGCGCAGTAGCCGCCAGGTGGTACACCGCCGTTTTGGTGATGCTGGTGGCGTTGGCCCGGCTCATCTGCAACGCACCATCGCGATAATCCCTGGCAGCCTGCCCACGTACCTGCCGCGCGATGGTTTCTGTGGTATCCCCCAGCAGATAGCCCCGGCGCACCGCATTGATGATACGTGTCATGCGGTCGGCTTCAAGATTTCCAGCCCACTCGCTTAGCAGGCGTCCCTGAAAGGGCTGCGCCATGGCCGCCGCGTAAACCATCTCCAGCGTCACACCCTGTAACGGATAACGCTCTTTGACCGCTTGCGGCAGAAGCACATCAAACAGGCTCAGCTGATAACCCGCCTCGTGCCCGGCCAGCTGCAAAAGCTCATCCGCCAGGCTGTTCTGCATGCCTGCGATAGCCTGCTGGTTAAGCTCGCGCACGCTGCCGAGCAGGCTTTCAAGGCGGCTCACCGTAAACTGGCTTGTGGGCAGGCTGTCCATCGCCACCAGCAGGCGTGCGGTAAGTTCGGCGTCGCTGTCGTTTAACAGCTTCACCATGCGGTTTGCCACGCCGGTGCTGTAGCGGCTGATCCAGACGGTGTGAGCTATGGCTTCATCACGAAGCTGGTCATTTACCGTTGCCATTGTTACCGCCGATCAGGGTGGGTTCAGTGTTATGCAGCTCGTCAATAATATCGTCCGGGCTGTCTGCCGGGTCGATGAGGTCAAGCTTCTGGAGCGCCCGGACCATATCGGTATCGCGGATTGCGCCGGACTGCCAGGCGTTCACAATGGCCGTCACCATGCCGGACTCAGCAACCTTCGCGATAAACTCCTGGTTGATGGCATAAGCTGCCTTTTCGTCACCGACGCCCAGGTATTTCGCGCACCAGCCGATCGCCAGCGTGTACGCTTCCGAAACGTTTGACACGCAGACGCCGAGTACGGATGTCGAGGATGTTTGCTCACCGCTGGACTGGGTTGCGGTCTTAACGGCTGCGTTCTGCTCAATCAGGCGTGCGCCCAGCTGCACCATGTAATCACGCTTGCTGTCCATCGCCTCTTTCGCCAGCATATTGGGCTGCGCCTGGGCATAACCAAAGTTGCCCTCTTTCGGCAGAAGTAGCGGCGAACGTGAACCTATTTTGACTCCTTTCTTCTCCAGGTGATCGCGCCATCCTTCGTCCAGCCCTGTCATGTACGGCTGCACCTGCCCGCAAAACCACACGCTGTCTTCGTAGTCAGCGCTGTTTCGGTAATGGCCATGATTGATTTCCACCAGCGCCGCCAGTGGAGAGTCATCAATAGCGGGATCGTTGTTCTGCGCGCCGACAAAGGTAAACGGGATCTCGTCCCAGCTGTCTTTGCCTTTGGGTTTCGGCTGATACTCACTAGTGACAGCGTACGCGCCGGAACCCGACTCGCCGCTGCGACGCCAGACGCGGCAGATAAAAACACCGTTCACCAGCACCAGCTCACGGTACTGAATTTCATCCTCGAACGCGTAGCCGTTTTCTTTCTCCACGCACTCGCGCAGCACCACCAGCACCAGTCGATCGCGTCCAATAATACGCTTCGTCCGCCAGTTGATGATGTTCTCGGCCAGATAACGCAGGATGATGGCCTGGCCGCTGCCTTCGGCGTAATCGACATAGAGCCCGTCGCGGGCCACTTCCAGCACGTTCTCTGTCACCAGCTGCGACTGCTGATAAATGCTGGTGCCAGCGCCGTCGGCATTCTTCAGCAGATAGCTCAGCTTTTCCGGCGCGGAGAAAGTCGGATCCTTTCTGAATGCCAGTCCCAGCAGACCGATTTTCGTGTTGCCTGTGATGGCATAAAACACGGCGCGGCTGAGATAGTCATCATTGCGCCTGCGGTTGCGCATGCTCTTGTCTGTGGGATCGAGCAAAGGCAGGTAGTTATTGCCCGCCGCCTTTACCGCTTCTGCACCTTTGCAAAAATCCCTGATTTTCTTCCAGACAGCGCAAGCCGCCCGGTGTTCAGGACGAACCCAGGTGATGTCGTTATTAGCCATATCAGAAGGTGGTATCCATAGTGATTGAGTAAGCGGGCTTGATAATCGGGAACTGCTTCACGATGTAATACCCACCAGCATCGTTGGGGTGATCGTTGTCGGCTGATTTGTCCGGCTCGCCGTTCGCCGCCCATACCTGCTGTTCCAGGCTGTCGGTGTAAACCGGGCAGCGGGTAACGTTGACTTTATAACGGCGATCGCCGTTGCCGTTGCAGAACATGGCGTTCATGGAGTTAATGCGATCTTTTACCGGCGGGTTGGCGGCGTTCACCACCACGCTGAACCCGGCCTGTTTGAGCTGCGCGATATCCGTGGCGCTGGCGTTGTTCGATTTGCGCGAATCGCCGGAAGCATCGGGATAGATGTAAATCTGACGAGAGGCGACATAACGTCCGCCCTCATAGCGCCAGAATTCCTCCTGGATGCGCTTAATCATCGCTGGCGTGTCATAAACCTTCACCAGCTCCCGTACAGCTCTCGGTTCTCCGTCGCGCAGCACATGGACGATGGCTGCCATCTTCCCGACGTTGAAGTCCATGCCGATATACAGCGGCTCGCCTGCCTGTTCCTCATCGGTGCAGCTATTAAGCTGGCGATCGAACTGGTGATAGATGGTGCCGCTGGTCAGGTTGGTGAACCGGCCACGCAGATACGCCTTAATCAGCTCTGGCGGATAGGAATCCATCAGAGACGGGATGTAATCGTGCGGAAGGTTAGCCTCATTATCGAAGGTTGAGGCCTGAATCAGGCCGTAGAGCGTTGCCAGCTCAGGCTTATCCCGCACGGCTTTAACAAACTGCTGATAGACGAACTTAAAGCCCTCCGGCGTTGTAGTCACATCAATGCCGTTACGCAGGCCGTCCACCTTGTAACGCATACGGGCGATGATTTTTCGCCATGCCTGCTGCGCTTTAGCGGCAGCCATAACGTCCAGCTCATCAACCATCGCGTTGCCGATTTTGAAGCCGACAATAGAGCCTGGCTTCTCCATCGAACGGCAGATAGTCGTTCCGCGGTACTGACGCCCGGCGTAGAAGTGAACCTCTTTGTTCCCCTCATTGATTTTGACGTTCATCCCCCAGTCAAAGGCCACTTCCTCGACCGTCGGATAGAAAATGTCACGGATCTGCGGATAGGTCGGCGCGAAGTAGCCCTGGTTGATTTTGGGAAACTCCCACATTCCCTTGCAGATGCCGCCGCAGCCAACCCATGTCTTACCGGAACCGAACCCGGCAACGTAGGCCTTAAACTTATGCGGCATAGCGAGGAAACGCGCCTGAGGGACATTAAGCGTCGGCGCTATCATCACGAACCCTCGCATCTACCACGTTAATGTTGATTGCAACTGGTGCCGGGACATCATCATCAGGATCGGTCGCCAGCTCTTTCCGCAGTTTCTCCACCTCCAACTGCCGGCGCTCAATTTCAATCTTCTGCAGTCGCTGCGCAAATTCGCTATCGGCCAGGCCTAGGCGCTTCATCACTGCTTCATACATACGCTCGCGACTTATGGCCGTAATCTCAACGCCATTCTTGCCCAGCTTCACACCGGAGTAAGCCAGGGCCGCATCAGGAGGAAGTTTTCGGGTGTCAGCGAAGTATGGCTGTCCTATTCCGTCGCCATTGCAGCGCGGGCATTCAGGATTGGGCTCCCGGTTGTGGTCATAGCCATAACCGCCAGGGTCCTCAGGAAGTTTAACGCCCTCTTTGCCTTCAACCTTTGCGCAGGCCTCGTCGAACTCAACGGCATCGCGCCATTGGTAGTGGTGACCGAAGCCCCAGCAATAACGACAGGCGCCGCGACGATATTGTGAGAGCTGATTGGCGTCGAACGTGGCGAGTTGCCAGATTTGGGCAAGGACTTCATCGGCACTGCCGAGAGTGCGCTCAATGGACGCTTTCTGCTGACGCTCGATGGCCTGCGCAACTGAAGTTTTCTTAAGTAGCTGATGACCTATCTGATCCGCGGTCTTTGTACTGTATCCTGCACGTATGGCTGCCTGTGTGGCATTGCGATCCTTAAGATATTCTGCGACGAAAAGTCTTTGCTGGGCCGTCAAGCCATCATCATCCACCAGCTCAACTGCGCACTTTTCTTTTTGCGCAGTGCGCACTTTCTTCTGCGCAGTTTTTTGCGCAGTAGGCTTTTTGATGTGTCGGCGTGCGGTTGCATAATTAAGTCCCTGCGCTTCACACCACTCCTTCGGTGATACGCCGGTTACGGCATGGTCGGACAGGAACCGTTGCTGAAGCGCGCCCCAGTCCGGTTTTGCCATGGGAATTCCTTGTTATATAGTTGTCGCTATAGCCCACATGGAGATCTGTTATGAGCGTTAAAGTGTTCAGAAGTGACCGTCTGCGGAATAGTGAATCCGACTACGGAAAATGGCTGAGTGATAATCCGGAGGGGTTTGTCGTAAACACTCTTAAATCGACAAGTGGTCAGGGTAATAAAAGTGACGCCCGCTTTACCAGGATTCATCGAGCCGCATGCAAAACGATTAACCCATTGCTGAGCACGGCGGATAAAACAGGGTTTACGACTGGTCGATATCAAAAGCTATGCGCCACAAGCCTTGAGGCTGCTACCAACGAAGCCCGAGTATGGACTGGCCTACCAACTATCAAACCATGCCGCTGTGTCTGATGAAGTCATGCCATTACGATGGGTCTGCCCATGGTGATGGCACTTGCTTTTGCACTTACTTGAGAAAATATTGCTCTGACAATTAATGAGTTGTGGATGATGGTTATGAGAAACCTATTATTGGCTTGGTTTATCTTCATTAACACGTATGGCTGCATCGCGCTTGTTAACGAAATCAGTTCACGCTATATGGATGGTTCACGCCTGCCAGGGCTTCTTGCTATTCCGGTTCTTGTTTTCACTAACTATATGGCTGGCAGGATGATGAAAAAGCACGGGTGATGACAATAAAAAAGCCACCAGCAAATGCCAGTGACTTGAATGTGGTAATCAGGAATGGATTCGAACCATTGAGTCACTGGGTATTGGCCGTCTGCGCCACCCAACAGCTTATAGCAGCGTCACGCTTCGTCCGGATCGGTTTAACCCGACATCTCCCGCACCTGATTATTGTTCGACATTATCACAGGCACTCATTGAATGCCTGCTATGATGACCTATCCCTTTGGGTGTTGCAGAAGCCCATTTCTAGCCACTCCAATCACAACATCGAATGAACCCTGCTTGTCTACATATCCGAGATGTTCCGAAAGATATCGAGGAGTCGCTATAGGATATGAAAGAACAAGATCGGCAGCTGCAATCGCCCTCTCGTGCAGAATGCCCTCCCGTTTTGCGGAAGAATGCGCATTTATCCCCTTGAGGTAACCATTTTCTGCCAGAACCACAAATGTTGTCCGAGGGCACCCTTTTTTTCTGGATGTTTGACTTGCTGTTATCGAGGATATCGCCTCGTTCCAGGCGTCCAGAGGAGTGAGAGAATTTTTAATGATAAGCTCGTAAGCTGTTAAGGCTGCCTTTGCATAATTGCCCATATTTCATCATCCACATAGCAGGTATTACTTGCGAGAATTACACAGTCGACTTTTACCAGCAACCATGCAAGTAAAGAGTCGATGTCGCGGTGCTTCACAGCATGGCTAAACCACGGGGTGTAAAGTGAATGAATTGATAGCCATGGCGATGGCAATAAAAATTCCTGAACATGCCCTTTTGTGAACCGTTGATAATTTTCAAAACAAGGTGGATAGTGGTTTAAACCACACCAATACAGGGGCCTTTATGTCTTTCAAATATTCTTTGTTCAGGGGCTGGTACTACTTTGCGACTTTTTATGCAGCTACCACGTTGGGTAAGCAGTTCGGCGAAGTAATCTACGAGGGGTCATGGCTGCTGCAAGCAGCAATAAGCATGGTGATTATTTCCTCTATGTTCATGCTATCGCAGCGTTTCTTTAAGATCCTGCGGCAGCATTTTTCAAATGAATAAAATTCACTGCAGTGCATCCATTATCAAGCCCACCAGCAGGTGAGCTTTGGAATGGCCTTATCTACTTCCGTCGCTGCCTTCACTAAGTCGATGAAGTCCTGACACATATCCAGACGATGACCATGATCATCGACAAAGTTATAAGTCTCAAATATCTCTACGATTTCTTTGGCGCTTTTGCCATGTAACCGAGATACTTCTTGTGATTCGTCAAACTGTTGCATCTTCAAATATTCACTCTGTTGGATATGATCCTGGCAACCACATTCTGGAAATAGCGTTCCTCAGTGGCGGGATTTATCAGTACCGGGCAGTCCCAGCGACGACGTATCAGTGTTTGATGGCGGCACCATCAAAAGGCTCATATTTCGCTCATCACATTCGTAACGTTTTCCCAACTATTCGAGTTGGTTAATTCAGAGGCGGGGAAACCCGCCATTTTTCAATCTTCCGGATACTGGCCTTATCGATGTTGCACTGCCCCAGCGCCGACAGCAGACTGACATTCAGATCCAGACTTGCCCCGTAGGTCAGCGGTTCGGGAATGGCTGGCTGCGACGTCTCAGCTGTCAGGTTTGCCGGAAGCGGCACTACCGGAACCGGTACGTAAACTATCCGCCAATTGCCGCAGCCGGTCAGCAGCTGCAGGAGGCACAGGCCGATGAGCGCAGTCATCATTCGCAATAGCCACTTTGATATCTGCCTTGGCTCCCTGTGACTCCAGTGCGATCTGGTTCTTTGCATCCTGGTTGGCCTCTGAAATGGCGTTGATGATGTTCACGGCCTGAATCACGTTGGCGGTGATCGCTTCTGCGGCGTTAGCGCTCTGCTCAGCGGCGTCAGCGCGTAACCGTTCCGCCTGGTATTTATCGTGGTAGTGGCTGGCAGACCAGACAATGCCGCCCAGCACACACACTACGAACGCGAAGATGATTATCTGGTAACGGATCTTCATTTCTGACTCCACTCACAGACTGAGCGCTCAATCTCGCGTCGGGTGATCAAGCCTTTCCACTGCTGCCCACCAGCATATGTCCAGCGCTGCAGCTCTTTGCAGGCACCAGCTACATCACCTGAGTTCAGCTTTTTCATCAGCGTGGATTTGCCGAATGCGCCAGCGCCCACGTTATAAGTGAACGAGTAAAGCGCCGCCCTGGTGGTCTCAGGGATACGAACCTTAATCAACGGATCGATGGCCGCTGCCACCTTGCGCAGGTCTGACTGCAATAGGGTATCGCATTCCCGGTCGGTATAGCGGTGACCGCGCCGAACGTCAGCTCCAGTGTGTCCGTCGCATACGGTCCATATGCCAACCACATCCTGGTAGGCGTAATACCTTCGCCCTTCCAGTCCGTCAGCATTGCCCAGCATAACCGCTGCAATCGTGATGGCTCCCGAACCTCCAGCAATCGCGGCAACCAGCTTATTCCTCAATGTCGGGTTCATGCTGGCTCCTGTTGCGACGGTTTTCTTCGCGGATTTTGAAGTACAAATTTGTCAGGTACGTAAGAACAGCAACTACTATGCCCACCAGTACGCCAATGGCGTTCCACTGCTCAGGGCTGTATGCGTTAAGAATGCCGTTCAACACGCTCCCCGCAGAGGCGCCATAAGCTGCGCCGGTGGTTATTTTGTCCATTCGAAACATCTCTCACCTCCGATAATTCCGGGGTGCTGTGTGTAGTTGGGATCAGGCTCTCCGGACGAATTAACGACAAGACGAGTGATGGGAGTTCCGGGAGCCTGAGATAAAAAAAGGCCCGCATTTTCAGCGGGCCTAACTGAGTTTAAATCTAAGTAGGTAGGTATGTTCCCCAGCCACCATCCGTATTGCAACTGTGTCGAGCAGCATTACTGACCGGTCAGGAGCTCCGGTTAATGGTTATGACTTGGTTACGATTAAATAATAGCACTACTAACGAAGCGCATATAAAAAAAGCCTGCTTTTGCAAGCAGGCAATACTAAACCCAGGTATTGATACTAAGACAGGTGCCGGGTGCCTCCCGGTGACTCGTTACCAGTTATACGAGCCGCAAGCATATCTGCACTTAGCAGTTAACTGGATTGCCCCGCCGCACAGGGGGATTCACCTGACTCTTAACAATAGCAAAAGTTTGTCAGAATTCTAAAGTGTCGATGCTCAAACAGAAAACTGGAAGCAAGTTCCATTAAGCCATCGAGCGGCACGCTTCTGCGCAACGAAGGCAAGCTTCAGAGCATTTCTGACAATGTTCCGCTTCGTGCTTCCCACATTCTTCACCGCATTTCTGACAGACTTCTGCGCAGACACGGCATAGCGATTTGGCAAATTCACTATCAAAGGTCATAAATTGCGCTGCGAGCCGACAAATATTCGCGCACTGCATATCGAGTCTTATGCACTCACGCATCATATCCACTTGTTCTTCTTTCAGACATGAAGCAGCACAATAATCACAGGCAGCCGCGCATTTGTAGCAGGCCTCGATGCATTCAGCATGGTTAATTGGCATATTTCGCTCCTTTCAGTCGTAAGCAGAAAACTAAGTCTGGTTACAGGAGTGCGATGATGCCAGTTAATAGGAGCGTTATTCCAAATTCGCCTAAATTGTAATTACAGGGAACGCATTCGAATAACCACTACCTTCATCAAATTCCGAAACGACTAACGATCTCATGATGGTGTAAGAGGACCTTCCAGAACTTCTGCTTCACCATTATCACAAATGGGATCCCCCTGCGTCAGGTGCTAGATACCGGTTACGGTCTTACCCGTTTCAAGGTCTTCGGTTTCTCCGTGGGTGTAGTAGGCAACCTGGACCTTCCCTTGGTGCTGTATCCAGTAAAATCCTTCTTCCATAATCATTGTCCTCTGCAAGCTCTGACAGAACTCATCAAGATGACATTATCTGATATGTAAACCGGAATCCAGGCTTGCTGTGAGCCACATAACTTACATCAGGGCCGGACAAAGAAGTGCATAAGTGGGTGTGATGCCGGGTGCCTCCCGGTGACTCTGCGCCAGACCACAGAACCGCGTTCTACTCACCTGCCAGTCTAGTCGCCCCGCCGCATAGGGGGATTCATCACGGTCACAGCCTAGTCTTCTTCCTGCCATAAAGCTATTTTTATCTGTATATTTATTCAGTATGAACAAAAAGACCAACGGTGCTCTGCTGGCTTGGGTCATGGAAAATAAAAAGGCCACCAATCGGCAGCCTTAGAAATCTGTAGTAATGGGACTGTAGTGCCGGGTGCCTCCCGGTGATCCTGCGCTAGACCACAGAATCGCGTCATTCACCTCCCAGTCTAGTCGCCCCACCGCTTAGGGGGATTCACCACCCGCGCACTGTACGTGGCTTGCATCTTAAAAGATACATTTAATTTACAAGTTACTTCATAATAAAAAACCCCGCAGTAGCGAGGTTCAGAGTTTTTAACTCTGGACATATAAAGCCCATCGTTAGTAAGAAATTAACACAGATTCCGGAAAAGTAAATAGCCCTCGCTTGAAACGTAAGCTATTTCCGTGAGCGCTATCGCGTTATCTGTTTCAGCTGCGCCTCTGCCCACGCCTCTTCAATGTCGAATTTAGTGATCAGCTGGTCGTAGAACCGCTTAACCGACTTTTCCCAAGTAGCAACAGAGATCGCATCGGTAATCTGGCAAACAGCCGCATATGCCTCAGTTGAAGGGATCCGCTCATAGCCACGCCCGCCGCAGCGCTTGCAGTCGGCCAGGACCGGCATGCCCTGCTTCTCAGTCAGTTTCTGATTTACCGCTTTACCGCGCCCCCGGCAGTCACTGCATGCTGCGCTGACCTGACCTGCGCCATTGCATTTTTTGCACAGCACTTTAACGGTCTCTTGAACCTTCACCATGCCGGCCACGATCATCTTACCTTCCGGCTTGCGGTATTTATTGGTGAAAACATCAGCCTCAATGAACCCCTGCCCCGCGCAGCAATCGCACTGCTTAACGCTGGCGGCGCTACGGGAATAATCCTCGAAAGCGAAGGCGGCCAGCTGGCGCATCACCAGCGGCTTAACCGCGGCATCCAGCTTACGCAGCGCGGCGACCTTATCGCATTTGCTCAGCGCGTACTCGGCCAGCAGCGCGATCGCCCGCTCCCTGTCGTTATTGCTGATCCCCATCTTTCCGAGGAAAGCGCTGTACCCCATGGCGGCGCGTTCATGCGTCATGCCCATGGCAGCCATGATATCTGTACAGGTCAGTGCATCTGATGCAGTGGCGCGCGGGGAGTCGCTGATCATCGTGGATTTTGCGAAGTGGTATTTCACGGTGTTTTCGAGGTTCATGCTGCGGCTCCTGCCATCTGGTAAATGCGAATAAAGTTGCGAAGAATGCGGTAGTCCACCAGCACCGTTCCGGGGCGGCGATAAATACGGAGGCGCGACCAGCGCATGCGAAGAGATTCGATTAGTTCTGGTTTCATGCAGCCACCTGCTGTTTTAGTTTTTTGAGCTTTGCGCGGTACTCATCGCGGATCCGGATGTAGTCGTCGCGCTTCCATTTCGGTAATTCATGCGGGCCCATCAGGACGTCAAAGCGGGCCTGGCCGATTTTGGCGATCAGCGCCGGGCGGTATGCCGTCAGGTTGCCGGAGAGGTGGTTATTGCAGGCCGAACACTGCTTATGGCAATTGTCCTCGTTGAAGCGCAGCTCCGGGTTAGCGCCGGTAGTGCGGAAGTGTCCTGCGTGGTATTGCCCGTCATGGTATCGATCGCAACTGATGCATGGCTGATGCCGATCCCGGTACCGGATGAACTCGTTGAAAGACTGCTGTGCCTGGTCGCGGAAATAACTTAACGGCTTCACTGCCTGGCGACGTTCAGCCTGCCGCGCACGCTGCGCCTTCTCCTCTTCACGCTGGCGCTTCTTATCAGCACGCTGAGCCTCGGCCCGGGTCTTCGCAGTCTGCGCTTTGGCAACGGCGGTGGCGCACTCGTAACAACAGACCACCTGTCCGTCACGGGCCGGGTGGAACCACTCACGGCAGCTCTGGTTTGCGCACTTACGGCGGGGGTTTTTAGCCATGCTCACCTCCACGCCCTTTGGAG